CACGCACGAGTGTCTATTGCCAAGCGGGCTACCGAGGAGGACATAGTGCCCGAGATCTACAACGAGAATGGCGAACTCCTTGACGCCGACCTTCTGGAGCCTGGCGACACCGTCTTCGATGCTGAAGGCAATGCGTTCGAGGTAGTCCTGGAGGACGGCGAGTACGAGGAGCAGGTCAGTGAGGATCGCGAGCCGGAACTGGTTGGCAAGTCCTTCGCTGACGAAGTCCGACACGAACTGAGCAAGGCGTTCACGGACATCGAGCGCGACGAGGTCATCGCCAAGGCCCTGGGCCAGGTCGATTCCCTCAGCAAGCGCCTTCAGGAGGCCGAACTGATCGCCAAGAGTGAGCGCGATCTGCGCCTGCTCGGCGACTACGTTGAGGTCGCCAAGAACTACAACGTCCCGATTGAGCCGACTGAACTGGCTCCGGTCCTCATGCGGATGGCTGAGTCCATGTCGTACGACGACTGCGCAGTCATCCACAAGGCCCTCACCACGGCTGGTGCCACCCTCTACGACGAGGTCGGCTTCATCGGTGGCGGCGACAACAACGACGTCATGTCGCAGGTCAGCGCTTTCCTCGATGAGGGAATCTCCAAGAGCGATGGCTCGATCAACAAGTCCGCCGCCATGGAGGACTTCTTCCGCACGAATCCCGCAGCGTACGACGAGTACCTGCTCGATCAGCGAAACCGTTAGGAGGGTAGAAACAGATGGCAACTTACGACGAGAGCATTCGGTCCATCACCCTCGATGCGGACAGTTCGCTGGCCGCTTACACGGGAGTGCCGGGAATGACGGGGTCCGCCGACCCCAACAAGGGCAAGCAGTACTGCTTCGTGAAGGTCACTGGTGCTCACCAGGCTGGTCTCGCCGTCACCACGGCGAACGAGATCGTGATCGGCGTTATGCAGAACAAGCCCCAGTCCACTGGCTCCGCCGCCACGATTGCACTTCGTGGTGTCAGCCTCGTGGAGGCGGGTGGAACGGTCACCGCAGGCGCGGCGATCAAGGTCGATAACGCAGGTCGTGGGGTGGCAGCCACTCTGCCAGCCGATGCCGCCCTTGTGGTCGGTGTCGCAGTAGGCGGCGCAGCGGTTGGGCAACTCGTCCCCGTTCTGCTCAAGGTCTGAGGGGAGTAGAGACAAATGCCGAACCCAACCCAGTCTGACCTTCACGTCAACGTTCCGTTGACCAACGTCAGCATCGCGTACATCCCGAACGCAGGCGATTACGTCTGCCAGAAGGTGTTCCCGAAGGTTCCTGTCCAGAAGCAGTCGGACATGTACTGGAAGTGGAGCAAGTCCGATTGGCGTCGTACGGACGTCGTCAAGCGTGCGCCCGGTACCGAGTCCGCAGGTGTTGGCTGGAACTACACCACGGATCAGTACTTCGCACACGTTTACGCGATCCATCGCGACATCGATGATCAGGTGCGAGCCAACGCTGACTCCAACTTCAACCTGGACAGCGACTCCACCAAGTTCCTGACCAACCAGATGCTCCTCAAGCGGGAACTGGACTGGACGAACTCCTACTTCAAGACCGGCGTCTGGGCCACCGAGTACACGGGTGTTGCCTCGGGCGTTGGCGCTGGGGAGTTCCTCCAGTGGAACGATGCGGCCTCGGATCCGATCAAGGACGTCACGGACTGGAAGAACCAGTACCGGCTCCTGACCGGCTACCAGCCCTCGTTCATGGTCATGGGCGCAGACGTCATGAAGGAACTGAAGAGCCATCCCGACATCATCGACCGCATCAAGTACACCCAGCGTGGTGTCGTGACGGACGATCTGCTCGCGAGTCTCTTCGACATCCCGAAGATCCTGGTCTCGTACGCGAGCCAGGTCGTCAGTGACGTCCGTATCAACGATGCCAAGGCGCAGGATGCTGCGGCTACGTACGAGTTCATCGCTGATACCAAGTCGATGCTGCTGGGCTACGCACCGCCTGCTCCGTCGCTGCTGACCCCGTCCGCTGGCTACACGTTCACTTGGAACGGGTACCACGGCGGAAACAGCGAGGGCATCCGCATGAAGAACTTCCGCATGGAGCACATCGCCTCGGATCGCATCGAGTGCGAGATGACCTACGACATGAAGGTCGTCGCCGCAGACATGGGCGTGTTCTTCAACACGGTCGTCGCCTGATCGAACGCAGGGTGAGGGGCTGGTGGGCAGGGTTGCCTGCCAGCCCCTCCTCACGTAGAGGAGCAACAGCATGGCCACCACATACCGCGTCCGTCGCCCGATCACCTATCGGCGCACCTACTGGAAGCCTGGCGTCGAGATCCCGTCAGCGACCTTCGACACCTTCCGCAACAAGGTCCTGCTGGAGAAGCAGGCTTATGTCCTGAAGTTGGTCGATGGATCGCATCCGGCAGACGACACCGTCCCCAACCCGCCCACGTCCCTCACCCCCACCGCAGCCAGCCAGTCGGCGTCCATCGCCTTCACGGCGGGTTCTGCTGGCGGGTCGTACCCGATCATCAACTACGAGTACTCGGTCAACAGCGGTGCGTGGACGGCGCTCAATCCTGCCGATATCACCTCTCCGGTGGTTGTTCCTGGTCTCACGCCTGCCGTGCAGTGCGCCATCCGGCTGCGCGCGGTCAACCTGATCGGACCTTCGGCTGCATCCGCATCCGTCAACGTCACACCGCTCGCCTAGGAGCAGACATGGCTTTCCTTGCCCGCAAGCCGTTCATGTTCGAGGGAATCGCCTACGCTCCTGGTGATGTCGTAGAGGGCTTCCCTGAGAAGTTCAACAAGTCCGAAGCGTTCATCAGGGCTGGCTTCGTCATCGAGAAGAAGCCGACTGAGGTGAAGGCAGTCAAGAAGACTGTGGTCAAGAAGACGACACCGAAGGCCAAGAGCGGAGCGTAGATGCGTAGCGCATTCGGCGTGGACCACGGCATCGTGAGCAAGCGAGAGCCGAACCGCGTTCCTGACTGGATGGGCGGCGTCGTGCCGATGTCTGCCGCCAATGCCTACAACCGCTCTACCAGCCACAAGACTGAGGCTGGGCTGAGCAACTTCGCTGTCAAGGCTGGCGGCTCTGCCGTAGGTGGCCTGACGGGTCTTGGTCTGACTGCGCTGGCGGTGAAGACCAAGAAGTTGCCGAAGTGGTTCCTGAGGGACTCCACCATCCGCCCGATCAAGGGTCTCACCAAGGCACCTACCACCATCAAGGCTGGCGAGAAGCAGCGCTCCATCGCTACCACCACAGGCGGCATCATCGGTGGTGTCGCAGGCGGCACTGCGGCGAACCTTCATCTCAAGGCTGTGAAGAAGAACCCTCGTTACAACGAGGGGCGGGTCGCCAAGGGTCTCCCTCGCTGGGTGGCGAACAACCCGAAGAAGGCAGCGGCGCTCGCTGATAAGTGGAGCAACAGCACTCACCTCGGAGACGGCGCAAGCATCCACTCGCAGGCGGCGCGCAAGAAGGCTGCTGGCAAGTGGCTGGAGTCGAAAATGGAGGGCAAGGACTACGGACGTCGGGCGGAGGTCAACCAGAGCGAGTGGGCCGTTGAGAGCGGACTTGACCATGGTGTGACCCGGCGCGTTCTCACAGGTGCTTCATACCGGCCCAAGTACAAGTGGAAGAACCCACAGGAGCGCCCTGAGCCGCAGTGGAAGGGCTGGCAGGGCAAACTGAACCCCAAGTTCGCAGCCAAGAAGAAGGCGGACATCAAGAGGGCCAAGAGTCAGGGGCTGACATGAGTTGGTCGTACTCTGGCGATCCCGGTGGCTCTGACATCGATGCCATCCGGTTCTACGTCCAGGACACGGACACGAACGACCAGTTGATCACCGACGAGGAGATCGACTTCCTTATCGGGCAGTGGACCCCGGTCTATGGCTCCAACATCATGGTCGCTGCCATGGCGGCTGAGGCCATCGCTGCCAAGTTCACCCGTGAGGTCGCCTACTCAGCCGATGGCGTCAGCGTCGGAGTGGAGCAGTTGCAGCAGAAGTACGACCAGTTGGCGCTGTCTCTGCGAGACCAGTACAAGCAGTACGACATCGGCGCTGGCCCCGTCCTGTCGGGCGTCATGTACTCCGACACCCTGGATCCTGGGATCAAGCCCACCATGTTCGGAATCGGGATGAACGACAACGTCCGAGCCGGGAACCAGGAGTTCGGTGGCAGGCAGAATCCCTACGGTCCCTACGACGTGGGTGATGGGCCTGACGTGCCAGAGGTCAGCCCGTAATGCCACGCACCGTCTCAGCACGCTCCAAGGCCTATGTGCGTAGGGCGGCAGAGGCTCAGTTCGACTGTGAGATCAGGATCACCAGGAACGGCGAGCCGACCTTCAACGCCACCACTGGGGTCTACAACACGGTCAGCACGGAGATCTACGAGGGCGCTGCCCGCATCTGGGAACTGGACGACGCAGGCACCCTGGTGACGGGAGAGGCGACCTTCCCGCTGCGCGCGACCTACTGCTCCATCCCGTGGAACCACCAACCTGTCCCGCACAACGACGACACGGTGGAGGTGCTCGTCATGAACGATGACCCCGACCTGCCGGGGCGCACCTTCCGCATCATCGCCGTGGACGGTGGCGGGCACATGCGGGCCACACGCCGGTTGCACATCACCGGCATCGTTGAGAATGCGCACTTCAATGGCTGACGCGGCGTCTGTAGACCTCATCTCGCTGGCTGCCGACTTCGCCAGCGCCTCCAAGATCGGCATCGCCCAGGCCGCTCAGGAGGTCATCAGGACAGCGGCCCAGACCATCCAGCAGGAGGCCCAGTCTCTTGCTCCGGTGAAGTCCGGTCGGTTGCGCTCATCCATCTCTATCCGATATCCGAACCCGCTGGAGGCCGTCGTTGGCCCTCAGGTGGAGTACGGCAAGTACCAGGAGTTCGGTACGGGCGAGCGGGGCGAGTTCGGCGGTAGCGCCTACACGATCAAGCCCAAGAAGCCAGGCGGCGTGCTGGTCTTCAAGATCGGCGGGAAGACCGTCTACGCCCGCTCCGTGCGCCATCCAGGCATCCCTGCGCACCCGTACATGCGGCCTGCCCTGGAGAAGGTCCTTGGCGACATGACAGGCTCCCTAGCCGCCGAGGGCGCTCTCCTGATCACGAAGGGGCCGAACGCATGATCGAGCGCAGATCGCTGTCCGCTGCCGTCGTGGCAGCCGTGGCGACCACTGGGTCTCCCGTGGGGCTGGCTCACGCCCCTCAGGGAGGCGGCTGGCAGGGCCAGCCCAACCTGGACGCCACAGACTTCGTTGCCTACTCGGTAGTAACCCCACAGACGGCCACGAACGCCATGGGGCCGCTGTCCGACCCCCAGGCTGACCGCCAGATCCCCTATGCGGTCTCCTCCTTCGGCGTGTCGCCTGAGCAGACCGAGTGGATGGCTGACAAGTCCCGGTCTGCCGTGGCAGCGATGAAGAAGACCACCGTCGTCCTCGGCGACGGGAGTTACAAGATCCAGCAGGTACGCACGGATGTCATCGGGGGACTCACCCGCGTTGACTCAACCGAGCCGCCCTACTGGGGACAAGTTGATGTAGTGACCCTCTGGCTCACGCCTGCATAGGTGAGATGACGAGGGTGAAATGATCAGAGAAGCAGACCAACAACACAGGAGGACCCACCATGGGCCGGATTATTCCAAATGAGCAGACCTGGGTTGGGTTTGCTACGTCAGTCGCCGTTCTCACTGCGCCTACCGAGGCGGAGATCGACAACGCGACCGACCTGACGCCGATTCTCATGAGCCTGAACGCCTCGGCTCAGGGCAACGTCGTCCCCACCCCAAGTTTCGATTCGCTGTTCGAGACGTCCATCGTCGGCACGAGCCAGGCCACCTTCACGGGTGACTTCTACCGCGATGACGCCGCTGACACCGCCTGGGATCTTCTCCCGCGCGGGACCAAGGGCTACTTCATCATCTCCCGCTTCGGCGGCTCTGGCGCTGACCAGATCCCCCGCAACGGCGACCTGTGTGAGGTCTGGCCCGTGGAGGTCGTCAGCCGTGTTGCTGCGAACATGCAGAACAACGCGGTGCAGACCTTCACCATCAACTGCGCTGTCAACGAGGTCCCGGCAGAGACGGCAACGGTCACTGGCACCTCCGGTGTCCCGACTGCTCCGCGCAACGTCACGGGCACGGCGACCGCAGCCACCACCGCCCTGATCGACTTCGACGCACCGACCTACGTGGGAGCAGGCCTCACGGCCCCGTTCTACGCGGTCTACAAGTCGGCCACTGTCGGTGGCTCGTACACCATCTGCACGGCGACGATCACGGGCACCACTGCCGCCGTCACCGGCCTCACCACGGCCACGACCTCGTACTTCAAGGTCCTGGCTCACAACGCCGCAGGCGACGGTCCGCTGTCTGCTGCGAGCGCGGCCATCACCCAGCCCTAGTAGCAAAGGAGTCCTGAATGCCCACTCAGGAACCAGAAGAGGTAGAGGCGGATGTCGTACGGCCCAACCGGGCCGTGCGGCGTGCCGTCGCCAAGAGCAACCGAGCGACCCTTGCTCGGTTGATGACGAAGGCTCCCCAGGAACGGGAAGTCAAGGTCTTCCTCCCTGTCGAAGGTGGAAAGAGCGAAGAGGCCACGCTGCTCTTCCGGTCCATCGGTGCCAAGGAGTGGGACTCGCTCGTCAAGAAGTACCCGCCCAACCATGACCAGCGTGCCGATGGTCAGCCCTTCAACACCGATACCTTCGGTCCCGCCCTGCTCGCTCGCGTCTGTGTCGAACCTGAGATCAGCGAGAGCGACTGGAAGGAGATCTGGGATTCCCCCGACTGGAACCGTGGGGAGGTTGCGACCTTGTATGGGGAGGCCGTCAACCTCTGCACGACGGGGATCGACATCCCTTTCAACGGGAGCGACTGAGGTATGACTCGAACTTCTATGTGGAGATGTCGTACTGCTACGAGAACGGCATCTCCCATAGCGAGTTCTTAGAGTGGGAGCCTGAAGACAGAGCGAAGACGCTTGCCTTCATGCTTGAGAAGGCTGCTCGATGTGACATGTGCGGTACGGCAGAATGGGAATGGGACGCCGACCGACGTGCCTACGAGCCAGTGGAGAAGTTCTGCATGGGCTGCTACCTGCGACACATGGCTGAGGAGGGTTCCGGCTCTATGCCGGGAACCACCGTCGTCATGGAGCCGTCCAGGTCGATCAAGTCCGCCCAGCGCCATCAGCAGATGAAGCGGCAGGCGTACCGCCATGGCTGATGAGACTCGCACAGCCAACGTCAACATCACCGCTGACGTAAGCGGCTACAGCCAGGGCACGCAGCAGGCCACTCAGAGCACCAACAAGTTGATCGAGTCGGTCACCAAGTTGTCCACGGCTCTGGACGGGATCACCAAGAGGGCTGGCAAGAAACTCCTGCTGTTCAGCGCAGCAGACCTGGCGGTGATGACGGGCTTCACCATCGCTGCTGCCAAGTACGAGAAGCAGATGTCCACGCTGGCTGCCCAGTCCATCCTGGCCAATAGGAACATCCAGGATTACACCAAGAGCATCGACTCCCTGGCCAGGAAGATGCCTGTGGCACGCGGTGAGATCGCGGCCCTGGTCACCCAGATCCAGAACCTGGGAGTCACCAGCGCCAAGCAGTCCACGGCCATGGCCGAGTCCTTCATGAAGATGTCTGCCGTCACTGGCGAGGGGGTCGGTCAACTCACCTCTGGGCTGATCGAACTGTCCCGCACGATGGGCACCTTGAGCAACGGCAGCGCTGGCATCGAGCGCTTCGCTGGGACCATCGCTCAGATCAGCACCAACGCGGGCGTCAGCGCGACGTCTGTCATCTCCTTCGCCCAGTCCATCGCTCCTCTGGCCCGTGCGGCTGGCATCGGGCAGAAGGAACTGCTGGGCATCTCCACGGCCTTCACCAA